ATGTCGACGAGCGTGCCGCCCGTGTCGGGGCCGACCGTGGGGATCAGTTTGGTGATCGTCGGCGGCGTCGGCGGAACTACTGGCGTTTCGACGAACACGGGGGCGTAGCTGGCGACGATCGCCGGAGCGCCCTTCGTAAGCGTCAGTGTGGCGCCCCCGGTTGCTTCCCACTTGGGGACGCACTGCACACCGGGCGGGATTGTTAACGTCGAACCGGAGACCGTCGCCCCGCCAGCGGACAGCAACGTCGCTCCACCGGGTGCGGTGAGTGTGGCGGTCATGGTGCTGCCGGTCTGTCGGAGCGGGACCGTGATCGTCTTGGTGCCAGTCCACGTCTTGCGGACCGCGAGCACTGTGCCCGAAGCGAACGCACTCACCCACGGACCGTCGACACCGGACACGGGCCACGTCGGAAAAACGTAGCCCGGCGCCACTGTCGTGGCAAGGTCAAGGCTGTCCCAATACTGGAGGTCGCCCACGGTGGACGGGCCAACGATCAACCCCGACAGTTTCGCTGCGTGCAATCCGAGCGCGTTCGACCAGAGCCGTGTTTCGAGCACAATGTTGCCGCCCGGGGTGTTCCACTCGGGGGTCCACACTGCGGGGTTGTGGCGTGGGTAGGCGTAACCGGCGTTTAACGTGGCGCCGTCCAGGTTGGTCGGGACGAGCAGCGCACCACCGAAGGTTCGGAGAGCGTACCCGTACCGTCCCAGCTCGCCGCCTCCCGGCAGTTCAGCGACCCGGATCGACGCTGACCCGGCAGGTACGGCCGTGTCGGTCGTGAGAACGCCCGGTAAGACCCGGTTCAGCGTGAGTACCCCGCTCGGGGTGAGCCCAAACGGTGCGCTCGACGGCGACCATGTGACGATCCGCGACCACGGGATTTCGACAGCGGCCATTAGCGGCACCCCCCAGGATTCTGACGTGCCGACACGGCCCGGAGCGCCCGAGCCTGTGCGGCCTGTGCCGGGTGGATCGCCGTGCCAGCGCTGTTCATCAGGTTGCCGGGTACGGCCGGGGACGGGTGCAGCCATCCCATCGGACCATCGCCACCGGCAGGACCCGGCGCCGCATCATCGGCCTGCGTCGATCGCTCGGGTCAGGCTGCGGTTGGTCGCCTCGTTGCGGCGGGCCTCGTGGGTGTCGGTCCAGACCATCCCGAGCGCACGGGTGCGGCCCTTCGTCACCTCGACCTCGTGGCCGGGGCCAGCAGCGTCAGCGATACGGCGGGCACGCTTCTCCAGATCGGCGGCCACCTCGGGGGAACGGCGGAGCTTGCGGAACCCGGCAAGGTTCAGCTTGATACGCGTGGCAGCCATCAGCCCTCCGACCTCGATAGGGACACGATCACGCCGACCTCGCGGCGGCGATACTTCGACCGCCACACCCCCGGCTCGCCGATCACGTCGTAGCGGCGACCGCCCCGAACGAACACGTCACGACGGCCCACAACCGCACCAGGCGGCAGATAGGCGGTCGCGTCAACCGTCGCACCATCACGGCCGTTCTCGGTCACGTCGGAGCCAGCAGCGGGCGCCCACGCACAACCGTCAATCGTCACCGTGTCGCCGTCGACCATCTGCACATTGCCGTGCGAGTCAGCGGCACCCTCGACGCGGCGCACAACCGTCAGCGGTTCGCCCCTCATGCGCCGAACGGGAACAGCGGCCCGTTCTCTGTCGGCGTCCAATCGGCCCCGACAGCACCCGGGCCTAGCCGGGTCGTGCCCAGCGACCAGACACCGGTCGACTGGAGCCGGTGGCGGGCACAGATCGCCCGCTCTGGTGCGGTTAGGTGGATGCCCAGCGGCGCATCCGTGCCGAAGTTCGCCGCGAACGAGCCAGCGAGGTCGTAGGTGACGCCCTCCGGGTTGTTCCACACCCGAGCGGCGACCTGCACCACGACCGTGCCCAGCTCGTCAGGGATCGCCGCCAGGGCGCCCATATCGTCGAGCCAGGTGCGGCGCGTCTCCGACCGCACCAAAGCCGACGCGGCAGCCAGCACCGCCAGCGCCCGCGGATCATCGTCGGGGATCGTGTCCCCGGTCCACGCCTCCAGGGCGTCAATGTCCGCGAGCGCCGGCAAGACCGCCACGGTCAGCTGGTCGCCTTGGTGATGCCGACGGCGCGGGTCGCGTCGAGGGTCTCCGCACCATAGAACGTGTCAACCACGCTCTGGTCCTCCAGCTGGAGGGGGTTGTAGTGCTGGATCCAACGGAGCGCATAGCCGCCCTCGGAAACCACGGCCGACTTCGCCGCACCATCAGGGGCACGAGACGGGCGGGTCACATGGGCGAACGCGTCGCGGTGGTACGCGACACCCTGATCGGCGGGCAGATCGTTCGACTCGATGACCGTGAACCCGAACAGCATGCCGATGGTCGCCTCACGCAGGGCGCCGTCGCTGCCGGACTGGTCAACGGCCCGGATGGCGGCCAGGTTGAGGAAGTCGGCGGCGAGGGCCGAGCCCAACGCCAAGGTCCGGTCAGCCAGCGGCACGTTGCGGCTGTTCAGGATGCGACGCGCCTCGATGACCACGGCCAGGACGTTGGTGCCGGTCAGGTCGATCTCGGTCTCGGCGGTGCCCGCAATCGCGGCCATCTCCGTCACGAGTGGGGTCACCAGACCGTCGACGACGGACTCGGCCTGCGGCTTCAACACCTGCGTCTGAAGGTTCGCCAACGAGAACGTCGCGAAGTCGTCGGGGAGACGAACGGCGTTGTAGATCTGGTTCGCCAGCGTGACCGGAACCCACGTCTCGGTCAGGTCGTTGAACGCGATCGAGTCACGGGCGGTCCGGTTCGCCGCGGTGTAGATCCGCGCGGCGCCGGCGCTGACCGGCTTGCGGACGTTGACCGTCGCGCCGATGCCGGGAACGAAGTCGGCGGAGAAGTCCTGCCGGACGGTGCGCGGGAGCGTGGACTGCCAGCGGAGAGCCGCCAGGACAGACCGCGCGGCCTGGGTCGGGGTGTACAGGGTGTGCGCCACGGTGACCTCCTATGGGGGGGTAGTTGGAACTCGACGGCCCCGTGGCGGGTCCGCGAGCAGAATCAGTTGGTGAACATCGAGGCGCCCATGTCCTTCAGGGACTCGGCGCCGCCGGAGTTGTCATCCGGGTCGTTGCCCGACGAGAGTTCGCGGGGCTTGCGGCGGGGCATGCCCTGGCCGTCGTCGGCGGGCTTGAAATCGGCGAGCAGCTCGTCGGCGTCCGCTTCCAGCTCTTCGACCGTCGAGCCCTGTAGGCGCTTCGCCTGGGATGGGGTGAGGCCCTTGGTAACGGCAACTTCGAGCCGGTCGGCCCGTGCCTGAGCCTCGGTCGCCTTCTTCTCAGCGTCGGCGAGCCGGTCGGCGGCCTTCTCGGCGTCGGTCTTGTTCGCGGCGTCGATCTCGGCCAGACGGTCCTCGGCGGCCTTCGCCCGCTTCCGCAGGGCCTGGGCCTCCTTGTTGACCTTCTGGATCTTCGACTTGGCGCTGTCGTCGAGCCCTTCGGTTTCGGGCTCGTCGGTTTCCTGCTCGTCGCCTTCGGGCTCCTGGCCTTCGGGGTCAGTGCTGGTGTCTTGTGTTGGCATGTGCCCTCCAGGGGCGTCGGTGCCGCCTCCAGGGCGGCTATTGGTAGATCGGTTCGGCGCCACAACCGCAATGGTCGTGCGCCTGAAAGAAGTCGCCACCGTCGGCGTCGGTCGCCCACACCTGGCCCGCCTTCGAGGCGCACCAGTCGCAAGGATTCGCCGAGGTCGTGCGACGCCAGCCTGTGGCTGCCGGGTCGGTACGGACAGCCTGAGTGATCGTCTGACGGCCACCAGTCAGCGCACGGCGTGCGCCGGCCTGAGCCTGTGCCGCCTTCGCCGATTTCGTTGCCGCTTCGAGCGGTAGGCGGGTCATCTGGGAGCGGAGCAGGATCGGACCCCGCACCATCAGCGCCTTGGCGGTCGCCTCGCTGTCGGGGATCACAAGCGGAGGGGTTGGCCCAACGTCGCCCACCTGGGCGTATCGGGTACGGCCGATATGGGTGGCGGCCAGCCGTGCCGACTCGTCGTGACGCCGGAGCACCACAGCCATCGCCGCATCGAGCCACACGGGGGTCGTGGCGTCTAGGTCGGTCGGATCAATCAGGGCATCCCAGAGGGCCAGCAGGCTGCGCACCGTGGCGGCCCGGATGGCCACCTGGGCGAGGCGGTGCCGGTCCGCTAGTCGGTCAGGCTGCGACGCCATCGGCGGCGCCCGTCTGGCTAGCAAACTCGTCCATCATCCGGGACAGTGCGTCGCCATCGTCGAGCAGCTGCTTGGCCTTCGTGGTGTCCTGCGCGGTCCAGCCCGGTATCCGGTCCCAGAGCACCTGGGCGGGTACGCCGAGCATCGTCGAGAGCTTCCCGAGCGCGTCGGCAACCTGCGACAGCGACCGGCTCTCCATATCAGCCCAGCGCACCTCAGCGGTGAAGTCGTTCGCCGTCTCGACGTCGTTCGCCATCGTCGCCGCGAGCCGTAGGTACTGCTCGTGGCTCTCGCCGAGCGTGTGCTTGCGTTCGGTCACCTTGCGCTGGTGGCCGGACTCGGCGGCCGCCAACGCCTCAGCGGACAGGTTCACCAGCGAACCGAGCAGGTGGTGGGCGGGCACCTGACCGGCTGCGGCCAGGTCGCGAATATCGGAGTCGCGGGTTTCGGTGTGACCGCTCATCGAAGCGGCGGGGAGCACCGAGGCGGACGAGTCCGGCGACTCCAGCACCAGCAAATCCTCGTGCTTGAGCCGTAGCTTCTCGGCGGCCGCATCGACGGCATCGTCCGGCTTCACGAGCCCGGTCAGCACCCGCACCTGGAAGGCCTGGAAGTGCTGCACGAGCAGCCGGTCAAACGTGTCGTGGTCGATCCGGGCGGCGAGCGGGATCAGGTTCTCAATCTCGGAATCGCACCGGCCGTCAAGGTCGATCGTGTTGGCGAAGCGCACCACCGGGCACACCTGTGCCGGATGCTCGATCGGCTCGCCGAGGATCGTCGCCTTGGCCGTCTCACCCGCTTGAGCCTCGGCCAGCCGCAAATCCCAGATCGCTGCGTCGTCGTAGAACCTGATCCGGTTGCCCCGCCGGCGCATCGCGTACTGCGGGAACTCGTCCTCGGCGGCGTCGTCCCACATCGTCACCATCTGGCGCATCGAATGGCCGCG